CTTTAATAGTTTCAATATCGGCACTTGAATCAGTAATACCAGATTTAATAACTTCGCCTTTAGTATTTGCCAATGGCACGTTATAAGAAATTGAATCCGCTTGTTTTAACTTAAATTTCTTTTCAGCAATTAAAGCGGCTTTATTATCTTTTAGGTGTTTGAAAATATCCATTACTTATTAATTACTTGGTTAGTGTTAATAATAGTGGATTTAATAGCTTTTATAGCTTTAATTTCCTCGTATGTAAGTACTTTTTGCTTTGCCATTAATTAAAGTGTTGCGTATTTATCGCAAAAACTCGCTGTAAATTTAGTACTTATTTTTATTATATGCAAATTTATTTAAAAATATTTTGTAATTTTACGGAATATTACAAATAATATAAACCTAATTAGTAAATAATGCAACAAGACATTAACTTTGTGGAGCGTTTTTTTAACCTATTCAATAAGAAAAACCAACGTAAACAGTACTTTAACAATAGAATTAACTACCAAATTAACAAAGGTGAGGTGTATATTGATACTAGTGTCCCCTATGATTTGTATAATACTATTCCACAATTAAGGACTCCAGTTGATAAGTTAGCGGCTATGTTTAGCAATGGAGTGTTTAAGTATCAGAAAATAGGTAGTACAGAATTAAAAGAATTACCTCCAGAAATATCTAAACTATTGGAAAATCCTAATATATTACAAGGGCAAAACCCATTTTTAAATCAATACTTGAGGCAGTTGATAGTGTACGGCAATCAATTCATATATAAAAATAGTGCTAGTAAAATCACTACAACGCCTCAAAGTTTGATTAACGTAAGCCCTGCTAATTTAAAGCCTAAATTGACCGGTAAATTATTTGACCAAGTAACAATGGATGGCATAGTTAGCGGATTTGAATACAACGAGAATGGAACGGTTAAGCCATTTGAAACTAATAACATCTTATGGTCTAAGATTAGTGATTTAGATAACAACTTAATCGGTTACAGTCCTTTAAAGGCTATGAAGTACCCATTAAGTAATACGGTAGCGGCTTATCAGTACTTGAACTGTATTAGTAGTGAAAAGGGAGGGATTGGTATATTGTCGAGTCAATCTAAAGATAGTATGGGGGCTTTACCTATGAGCGACATCGAGAAAAAAGAATTGGAGGCTACATATAGACAAGAAAACGGTATTGAAGATGGGCAAAAGAGAATACATATAACAACTGGATCTGTTACATGGTCACCTATGAGTTACCCTACTAAGGATTTGCTTTTAATGGAACAAATAGATGCTAACTTTTTAGCTATTCTAAACGTTTTAGGTGTTAATCAAAACCTATTTGTTAACAGTACTTATGAGAATTTAAAAAACGGATTAATTCAAACACACAACGATACAGTAGTAGTTTATGCTGATGGGTTTACTCAGGCACTAGGTAAGTTTATTGGAGTTAAAGATGGGTATCGTTTAGTACTTGATTATAGTCATTTACCATACTTGCAATCGGATAAATTAAAGGATGCTCAAACTTTTAGTAGTGTTAGTACTTCATTAAATCAATTGGTAAGTGTTGGTATATTAGATACTAAGGCGGCTAATACAATTTTAATCAATCAGTTTCCTAACTACAAATAATACTTAGGTAGCATAGCACGGATAAACATTGCTAATCCGCTAATCGAATCGGGGGCGTCATCTTTCTTAGATTTACCGTTGCTTAGATAAGCGGTTAACTCTTTCATAAATGCTTTGTATTGTGCGTTTTGATAATCGGTGTGTATGAATATACAGTGACGTTTAATAAAATCACTATCCATTAAAATACGAGTGAATTTATTGGTGCTAGAGTGAGCTGGTAAACATTGTGTATTAGGTACTAATTTAGATAATTCACGGTTAAACATTGCGCCCATCGCATTAGATTCTACTCGGATAAATTTAGTATCATTTCGTTTAATCATATCCGCTACCATTGGCAAAGTAACACCTGTATTCTCACGGCAAAATGTAACATCTGTAATGTAAATATCCTTACCAATATTCCTGCCAATAGGTGAGCTTAGATTATCGTCACCTTCGTCTGCTATATCTGCATATCCTATACTTGATTCAAATTTAAGTAAATCACTAGGTTTATAGTACCTTAATTCATTTTCGGGAAACATAAGCCCCTCTAATGGTTTCGGGCTTTGTTGGTATTGTCGCTCAAATACTATTTTATTATTCGCTTTTATTTTCTCAAGCTCAGCAACCGTATGTTTAAATTCCCATAAAGCAGTATTATCTGATTTTAAGCATGGCAAACTAACAACGTGCCATTCTCCAGGTTCTTGATCTATTAAATAACCACATAAATCTTTTTCATGTAGCCTTTGCATTACAATAATTATGGGTGTATTACGGCTGTTCACACGGTTACGGATAGTACTATCAAACCTTTGATTAACACGTTCTCTAATATTGTCGCTGTCAGCATCTTCTGGCTTAATAGGGTCGTCAATAATTAAAGCTCCACCAAACAATTGACCATCTTCGCCAACTAGCCAACTATCTATATCCTCATCTTCATTATCAACTTGACCAGCTCCAAAACCAGTTACCTGACCAGCGGCACTCGTAGCATACACACCACCATCTTCGCTAGTATACCATTTCTTTTTACTGTCTGATTTAGGTTTAATTTTAACGTTTGGAAATAACTCTTGATATTCTGCACTCTTTACAATATCTCGAACCTCGTCACTATTATCTAGTGCTAAGTCATCTGAATAAGATAAGTGAATATAACGTGATTTAGGGTTAATAGATAGTCCTCTTGCTATAAAATTCTTAACACACATTTCAGTTTTACTGTAACGTGGCGCAATGTTAAAAATAACCTTCTTTAATTCGCCTTTAATAACCTTATCTAAGGTTTCTGCAATAATTCGATGGTGTTCACCAATAACAAATTTACGATTGAAACGTTTTTTAAAGAAGTACCTAGTAAAGAATAGTGTATCGGTTAAACATTGGTATTTAGCAACCTTTAACTCTTTTATATATTCCTCTGTCATGGCTAATACTTTTCATCAAGTCCCTTTTTGAGTTTCTTAATATCGTCATCAGTAAGGTCAGCATTTTTAGTAACAACCTCTTTTTTATTATCTTTTTCAAAGAAACCTAAGTGTTTAGCAATTGCTTCGGTTGCTTTATTTGCACCACTTGAATCAAATTGATACTCACCGCTTTCAACCCAACCACCTTCACCGTCTTTTATCATAACTGGTTCGGCTGTCATACATCTATCAGATATATCTTTAAAACGTTTTAGAACCCAATCTTGTGATATTTCAAGTCTTAAAGCTATTTGTTCTTGTAAAACCTTGATACGTTCTTGAATATTAGGTTTTGTTAAGTTTTCACTAGCTATCTCCTTAGCAGTATTTTCACTATAACCTGCCCTAATTGCTGCCTGTGTTCCGTTTAGGTCGATAAGGTATTCCTGACAAAATCTCTCTTGTTTATCAGTTAAACCTATTTCTTTATTTTCAGCCATTACTTTAAATTACAAAACACTATATACCTACCAATAACTTCAACAATCGGTTCGATAAATAGTATTTCAAATGTGTTATTCATTTGATGTGTAAAAATAGCAAATATAATCGACACTACAAAATAATGTTTAGTTTAAAACAACTTAGTTTGCGATTGATGGTTAGCTAACCGCTCCATTGCTTTGTCGTAATATTCTGTATCAAGTTCGCAAGCTGTTAATTCAAATCCGTAATCGTGGCAGGCTATTTCTAATTCTGTTTTTTTCATGGTTTATATTTTTTTTATAAATTCTTTTACGTTAAATTTATATTCGTTTTTATCTGTATAAAACCAATAAAGGTCTATTTTTGCGAATGGACAGTATTCTATTTTATCTAAAATAGTAGTATAGTTTTTTCCTATATCTATTTTGTCACCTACTTTTAGTTCTTCTGTTTGTGTCATCTCGTTAGTTGTTAGTTAATGTTAAAATGGGTTAGGCTCGTCGTTAATAATTATATCATTTTCCTTTGGCAGTTGTTTTGAGTTTAGGAAGTCGGTGTTTGGTTCTAGTTGTTTGGGTTGTTCAGTATAAATCCAACTGTCATAGTTTGGAGTTCCTTTGTAATAACGTCCGTTTGTATAATCCCATGCGAATATAACCTTCCCAACTTGTCCCCAATGTTTAAATTTAACTTTTTGAATATAAACCTCAGTCGTAAAATTATCATAATCCCGATAAACAGTTATGCCATTTGCTGTTTTATTATAGAAGTTTGCTGATCCGCTAATTGAATAAAGATTAGGTACTTCGTATTTTCCAGTAGCTTTATCCTTTTGTATTTTAGTAGGGTGTGCAACTAGGAAACAATGAACTTTATTAAACTCGCAAAACCTAGTAATTTTGTCTAATTGCTCACTAATGTATTTAGTTTCATTTGTGGTATATTGGTGATCTAATTTATTCCATGCGTCAATAACAAAACAATTGACACCCTTTTTTCGTACTAATTGCCTAACAGAATCTAATATATTTTCAAGTTTAAAATTACTTTCAGGATTAATAAAAAAGAAATTATCTGCATGATACTTAACCATATTTTCTAAATCAATCGGGCTTAATCGATTGCTACCTTCAAATGGTTTACCTATCATTTTTTCAGCAAACTTACTAAAGTGCAATTCTAAAGGGTGGTTTTCTGGACTGTATAAGGCTGTTTTCCAACCATGAGAAACATTTAAACGACAAAGTAAAAAGTCTAAAAACTCAGATTTGCCGTGTCCAGGTATTCCAGTAATTGTTGTTAAATATCCAACTTGGAATTTAAGATGCATATCCATTTCGTGCATATCAATACCACACCCACTAGGTAAGCCATTATTGTAATAATTATAAATATCCTCCCTAATATCATTTGCATCAAATACGCCAATTATAGGAAACTCTTTAGCTTCATTAAAACACTCTTTAGTTACATTTTGCCCGTACTTAATTAAACAATCGTTGGCATCTTTGCAATCTTTAAACGTAACAGTTTTGCAATTCTCATAACCTAAACGCCTAGCTAACTCATCTTTTAATCTATTACCAACATGATCATTATCTAAAGCTAAAATGAATTGTGTCTTTTCATCAAAGAATTCTATGCAGTTATCTAGGTATTGAACGTTTATAGTGCCTTTATCGGTACATCCGTTTGGTACTGATATAACATTATTAATACCACATTGTGCTAATGCTAAAACATCCATTTCACCCTCTACAATTATAATTTCTTTATTATCAATTGCAGCGTCCAGGTTATAAAATATCATTTCAGCGCCACCGAAAAGTTTAAAGTTTTTATTATTATCTCTATACTTTACGTTTACTAGCTCACCTAATCTAAAATAATTAAAATTAATAACGCTTTCGTTTTTTTCAGTTTGTGGCATATATTCAACTGAATTTGTTATTTTAAAATCATTTAAAACATATTGACTTATTTTTCTATCTTCAAACCATTTAACTACATTGTTTGATAGTTTAGTGTTATTGTGCCACTTTGGCTTCTTATATTCAATTTGCTTAATATTTATAGGTTGATCTGATTTAGCCACTAAGACAATTCCGCAATGGTTACAACGCCCTGCATTTTTTGCCAGGTTAAATGAGAAACATTTTAATGTTTTCTTTTTTCTACCTGGCGAACATTCTGGACAAGTCATTTGATTTTCACCATTCTTTTGAACGTCAATAGTATATTCTTTTTTATCCGCCAGGTTAATTACTTTTAAATCTGCCATTAGTAAACCATTCCATTATTTGCCTTATTTCCATTAGGCGTTATTTTTAACTCAAAAATCCCTGCCCAATTATTAGCTATTGACTGGTCAATTATTTGCCTGGCTGTTTCTGGATTATTATTAGATAGTTTAATTAAAGATTTATAAAAAGTCTTTTTAGATAAATTTGATTTATAAGATTCTTTTCGTTCTGATTTATATGTCATCCAAGTATCAAATGATTCTAAAAAAGCAGAATCTATATACTCTTTATTATTATCTTTATTATTATCTTTATCTTTATAGCTAGACTTTTGCTTTAGCATTGCTTTAGCATTGCCACCCTTAGAACCTGCGTCCTGCCTTACTTTACGTTTCTCACTTAGCAAATCGTACTGTGTCAATAGAAAGTCAATTTTTATTTTATCGTGCTTATTTTCGTGCTTAATTATGTCGGTTTCAATAAGACGTTGTAGCAAAATTGTAGCATTGCTAAACTTTTTTTCTAGCTTTGCTAGGGTTAAAATACAATCTTGCGACCAGTAATAAGCACAAATATCTATAAACAATCCTTTAAGTTCATAAGATTCTAAGCTAATATCATCGTTAAGCCATTCGGCTGCTGTAAATCTGAAATATGGTAATTCTTTTGCCATTACTTTACTTTATTTTTAAATCGTTCAATTTCTATATAAACATCGTTAAGGCTAAATTTAGTTTTAACCTGGCATTTTTTGTCCTGAATATCTACATAAATTTTACCTTGTATTTTAGTAAATTCAGTATTTGCTATGATTTTAGTTTGTATCATAATTAAAATGGTAAAATGTTTTTAGTGTTATTTAAAAAATAATATTCCTGGTTATGATAAGTATTTTTTACAACCTCAACCACTTCATAAATATCATTTTCATGTA